CTCTTCTTCATCCTCTTCATCTTCCTCTTCACCTTCTTCCTCTTCTTCTTCATCTTCTTCTTCACTTTCTTTAACGTCTTCTTTTTTAATTTCATATATATATTTTGGTAATATTTTTATAAGAGATGAAAGTCTGGTTGATATTGTATTTCTATCATCTAAATCATATATTTTGAATGTGTACTCTTTTTTTTCTTTAACGTAATAAAAATTTACAATATCTATTTCATTCTTTCTCAAATATATAATTTTATTTATAATTTTATCCATTTATTATATTATAAATTATTTTGTTTTTAATTTTAATTTTTATATAATAAATGGAAAATTTGTGTATAAAAGATATAGATATAAACCATATTAATAAGTTATATAAATCTTTGAAAGTCATAAATGTGTTTAAAAATAAATATAATTTTAAGAAAGAAACTATACATTTCGATAATAATTCTTTAAAGATATTAAAACATATTAATTATGGAACATACGGTGATATAAATTTATGTTATTATAACAATAAGCTATGTGTTGTCAAAAACATAAAGCATGATAATACAACATCTAAAGAAACAATAGATTACTTAAATTATCAATTTTTTAGAGAAAATATTATACATTCAATGCTCTATTGCAATGTTCCTAAATACATTCCAAAAATCTATAATATTGTAAAAGGTAATTCTGAATCTATCTTATTGATTATGGAAAAACTTGATTGTGATGCTTATAATTTCTTTGAAAAAAATAAGAAGTCATATATAAGAGAATTGAATATGATAGGTTTAATAGCTCATATACTTGCTACTTTTCAAAATACATTTGATGTATTCTTACATAATGATTTACATTTAGGTAATATTATGTTACTTCATTCAGATAAGAGTATTAAAACAAAAGTAAGTAAAGATTTTTATCTTTCTAACAAGTATAAATTATATTTAATAGATTTCGGGTTTAGTTGTGTAAAAAAAAAGGACTTGATATGTGTTGATAAAAAAAATATAAAAGTTTATAATCGAGGACATGATATGCGATTATGTTTAATCAGTATATTATACCATCTAAATAATAATATTTCTTTAAGATTGAAATCATGGCTTAGAAAATTATTTAAAACATATACAAATAAGACGAAATTTAAAAAATTAATTCAAGAAGATATATATAAAGCTCATTTATATTTTTACGATGATGTATATGAAAATATAGATGAAAATTTTTATCCTGAAAATATATTGAAATATGTTATTAATGAAACTAACGCCTTACGTTCGGAGAAAAATTAAATATTCTGCAATTGAAACTTGATTGTGATACTAATTCATTATATTCTTCTTGAGTTATGTATTCAAATAATAAAACTTTAATAGAACAAGTTTCACAGAAAGATAAAGAACCTGTATTATTTATAGGTTTCAACTTATCCTTTTGATTGCATTTAATACAATTCTCATTATTATATGAGATTCGTATTTTAGCTTCATTTGAATTCTCAATCTTTGGTTTTACAGCTTTTAACATTTGATTTAAAAAAAATATTCTTTAAATCAAATGAATGCAGATGATATTGTAATTAATATTTTTTTTAAGGAATTTACAGAGTATTTAAGAAAACATGTACCAACTGAAGATATAGATAATTTATATGACATTTACACTTCTAATAATACAGAAGATTACGATGTATACTTTCATATTCTTGATAAGTATTTTTATTCTTGTATAGGTACTTTATCATATAAATTAGAACATCACATATACGTGAAACTAGATAAAAAAAAATTAATTGAACATGCTCTTATCCAAATAAAGTTTAACAAATATTAATTTTATATAAAAATTTTTTTATATAAAATTACAATAAATTTACAAAACAACACACATACTATATATTTAGAATTTATTACGTTTAAAAAAGTTTATTTTTGTTTCATTTGGATGTTTATATATACAACACTTAGAACCAGTATTTACGTATTCATTTGAAGTAAATTTAACCAATTTACAATTTGAACCATATCCGCAATTGTTTACAACTAATTCATTTGGATTGTGCGCATATCTGCATTTAGCTCCATGTGGACATTTAGTTTTCGTTGTATATGATCTACACATTTGAGATTTTTGATTTGATTGCGGTGGTGCTACTGAAACAGGAGGCGCAGGTTTTTTTGTTTTCTTAATTTCAATCCATGCAGTATCAACTTTAGGTACTTGTTCTTCTTTAACAGGTACTTGTTCTTCTTTAACAGGTACTTGTTCTATTTTTTTAACAGGTACTTGTTCTATTTTTTTAACATTGCTTGTAAATAATTCAACAGTAACAACTACAGGTTTTTCTTTAACAACTTCTTTAATAGGTTCAGGTTCTTCAACAACAACTTCGGGAATGTTTTCTTCAATTTTTTTCTTTTTTTCTATTTTAATTTTAGAAAATTCATCCTCTAGTATTGTTAGTTTAGTTTTATATCCTAAAATATCTTGTTGTAATTTTTTTATAATTAACGGAGACGAAGATGGGGAATTATGAAGTCTTTTAATAGACGCTTCATTTTTGGAAATATAAGATTTAATTATTCTTATTTCTTCTGTTTTTTTATTTCTATTTCTTATGTACACAATATTTGGATCTTCCTCTACATATTTAATCTTCTTTTCTTTTACTTTTGTTTCGGTACCATTATATATAGTACCATTTACTATAATCTTTTTATCAATTGATATTTTAGATAAAGCATAATTTATTTCTTGTGGTAATTTCAATTTCTTTTGTCTATCAAAGTATTGATCTTTTGTTTCATTGCTATGTATATAATTGCATCTATAATTACAGTTATTATAAGTACATTTTAATATATTTAATTCTTCCATACTATGAGCAAATTTACATTTACTACCCATAGTACATTTATTTGCAGAATTGCACATTCTGGTTTTTACCATACTTTCTTTATCATACTTAAAGAATCTGGGTTCTGTTGGTAATTTTATTTCTTTTTCTACGTTTTCCTTCTTTTGTTTTTGTTGTAACCAAGAATTATCATTGACTATTTTTTTCATAGTCAACGTCTTGATTGATAATTCTGGAAAATTATTATCAACAGGTTGACGATGATGTTGTTTTACATCATCATCAGAGTCGGAATCGTCATCTGAGTCATATTTTTTTTGTTTGACCCAATTCAAATGGGGTTTTACAATATTAATATATTCGTCAGTGTCATCATTCACTTCTTCTTCCTTGGTTTGAATATTTTTTTTATCTTTTATATTCTTTATTTCAGCAAGATTTTGAGTGAACTTCATTTTTTTAAAAGACATAGTTAAGTTTACTGGTGGTAAATCTTCAACATATTCATCTTCTTCTTCATAATATTCTTCTTCTTCTTGGTCTTGTTCAACATCATTTGAAAAATCCCAAGACATAGTTTCCCAATCTTCAATAATAATATCAGACATAATAAGTAATCTGAATTTAATTCAGAAGATGAAAAAATAAATCATTTTTTATTTAAAAATATAAATTATATTAAAAATATAGATGGAAAAACAAATTACTGAGACGTTTTATAAATCTTTTCAGGATAGTATTGAATCTAATATTAAATCAGATAAACCTGATTATGTATGGCTTGTAAAACTATATACTGAAATAAGAGATAGATTATGTAAATATTTTAAAAAAGATTCTAAAACATATATACAAATACAAAATAGTTTTGATATTGAATTATTTAAACAAATGATTGAGAATGATGTATTTGATAGTAATTCATTGATTAAAGTCATTGACACAACATACTATTGGATAGAAAAATTACAAGCACCTATTAGAGATGAAAGTACTAAAGAATCGAAGGAGAAAGTACTTTCAATTACTGATCCATATAAAATTATTCCATGTTTTATTGTTGAATGTAATACATGTTTAGATCTTTTTGATATAGATATGCATGAATATATGAGTAAAATTAATTTTTAAAATTTAATGCTTTGTTATAACCTACTTTTATAATTTTGTCTGATATGGCTTCAGTTTGTGTTCCAATTGAAGAAGTTGATGGTGGACTATCCGTTTGAGTTTCAGTATATGAAGTTAATATTATTTCTTTTTTATAATATTGTTCACATACTTTATCTAATATTTTTTCGAATTCTAACTGATTTTCTTTAGAATTCCAAAGTTCTATATCACCATTAAAATTCTTTACATAATTAAATATTAATTCATCATCCATTTATAAAAAGAAAAGAAAATTTCTTAATCTAGAATTATAGATTATAATTTATTTTCTTTGGTATATAAATTAAAATATTCATTTTAATTTTTAAATTAATAAATACATATTACTAGTATATAGAACATATAATACTACTGCTGTAATAATAAAGCTGTAAATAAAATTCATGAAAAAATTTAAAAATAAATATAGTATATATCCTATTAAAAAAAGTATACCATAATTAATAGCAGTATAAGCTATTTTTTTAACTGTATCTAATAGAGTACTTACACCAGTTACATCGCCTAATTTTTTTAAATTGTCATCAACAACTTTATTTACATCATTTTTCATGTTTGCAAATAATTTAATATTTCCGCTTTTACCATTTTTTTCTAATTTTTGTTGATATTTTAAGATTATTGTAGTACTATTTTCAACAGAAAATATCTCATATTTACCATTAAAATTATTATCACTATTTGTTATTTCAACTTCTTCTTCCTTGTAAAATTTTAAAGACTCCGGATTTTCAAATACTAATTTAATATTATTATTACTAGCATTTGATATTTCTATTAATTTAAATGTTTTTCCATTACGTTTATCGAATTCTTTCTTTGATTTTTCATATGCATCCATCCCAATTAATCCAGCTCCTACTAAAACACCTGCACCTAATAAACCTTTTCCTAACTTAGATACTTTTTCAGCCGATTCTTTAGCTGCTTTTTCAGCCGCTTCTTTGGCTGCTTTTTCGGCTGCTTCTTTAGCTGCTTTTTCTGCCGCTTCTTTAGCTGCTTTCTCAGCAGATTCTTTAGCCGCTTTTTCTGCCGCTTCTTTAGCCGCTTTTTCAGTTGCTTCTTTTGTTGCTTTTTCAGTTGCTTCTTTAGCCGCTTTTTCGGCTGCTTCTTTTGCTGCTTTCTCTGCTGCTTCTTTAGCAGCTTTTTCAGCTGCTTCTTTTGCAGCTTTTTCAGCAGCTTCTTTTGCTGCTTTCTCAGCTCCTTCTTTAGCTGCTTTCTCTGCTGCTTCTTTTGCAATTTTTTGCAGTAATTCAGATTGTATGGAATAATTTTCTATAGTATTCATTTATTTAATAATAAAAAAAAATAAAAAAATAATATAATATTATAAATGAATTTACTAAATATTATATTATCAATATTCGCAATAATAATAATAAGTGCGCTAATATTATATATTAACAATAAACAACAACCTGATTTAAATAAAGTATTAGAAAATAATTTTATGAAAGGTTTTGTTAATGAAAAAATACAACAATTAACACCAAAACCCGTAACAACATTAAAACCTGGAACAACACCAACAACAGCACCAACAATAGCACCTACGGTAAAACCAACAATAGCACCTACGGTAAAACCAACAATATCACCTACGGTAAAACCAACAATAGCACCAACAATAGCACCATCTACAACACCAAAACCTGATTCAACAGCTGTTATGCAAGAAAAACCAACAGCTGCACCTACAAAAGCACCTACTAATTTAGATAATATAGTAAGTACAGGAAAATCTATAGGTGAAACAGTTATTAGTTTAGCTACTAATCCAATAGCCATTTCAGCAGGAATAACTGATGAAGTTTTAAGACAAATTATTACTACAGCTGTAACTAAATCATCTAGAAAAGCTGCAGCTAAAGCAGGAGCTAAAATTTTATATACAGGAACATCAGTAGGATTAAAACTTGTATCAAAATTACTTGCAAAATTAGGTATTAAATCTGCATCAAAAGTAGCTGCACTAGGTATTAAAGCAGGTTCAGCTGCAGCAAGAATAGCTATGCAACAAGCAGCAGAAAAAGCTGCAATAGAGGCTGCGAAAACAGGTGTTAAAGCAGTAACAAAAGGATCTTCAAAAATGTTAGCTTATTCTACACCAGGAGTTGGTCAAGCATTATTAGCTTTTGATTTAGTATCATTAGCTTTAGATGTTGCAGATGTAGGTGGGTATAATAAAATGCAGACAAAAAAAGTATATATAGATATGAAGAAAAAATTGGACGAAGAATTTCAAAAAATGTTTGATGAATTAGGTATTATAACACCGATTTATAAAGGACCAGATATTGATTATATATTAATATCAGATACATTATCAAAAAAAATGGCTGAACCAGATAACGAATATGTAATTAAAATGGGTAAAGCAATAGAAGATGATATTAATTCAAAAAAAATATCACTTAAAGATTTAGAAAATCCAGAAGTTATGTCTAAATACGAAGATATTATAATGAAAGGTTCAGATATAATATTCAAAAAAATTATAGAAGAATCATGTATTAAATCAGCAGGTAGAATAATATCAACAATAAATCCAATGAGTAAATACGAACCAAAAGAAAAAAAATATCAAAATGGCACATTAATATCTAAACATGCAAAACAATCATTAGTTTATTGCGAAAAAAAATGCAATGACGATGTTAATTGTAAATCATTTAATTATAGAGAAAGAAAAATAGATAATACTGAACCAGATAAAGAAGATGTAGGAGATAATTGTTGGTTAATGAATAATTTAACAGATCTAAAAGATGATGCTGAAGTTGTTTCGTATTTAAAAACAAAAACATTACCAGATAATATGGATGTGTGTGTGTATACTAATGATATGTGTGAAAAATCTTATAGCAATCCGTTAAAAGAGGGTGAAGAATATTCTGTAAATAAAAAAATAACATATCAAAAAAATGTAGATGGTAAAATAGTTGATGTAACAGATACATTGTGTTTATCTGGAAACAATGCTTTACAGTCTATATGTGAAAATGCTGGAATAAAATATAATAAAGAAACAGGATTATGTCAAATTGACGAAACATATTGTAAATCAAAAGGCGCAAATTGGGAATTTAATCCAGAAATAAATGACTATGATTGTATTATACCTCCAGGTCAAGAATTTAGTGAATTTATTTTTGGAACTACCGTATCAAGAGGTTTAAAACAAGTTTTTGACCCTGATCAATATGAAAAATGTAAAGATTATGAAAAAGATGCTGTTTATTTCTGTGAACCATCTTGTGAATTAAAATATCCTGGATCAAGTCGTGATGGTTTATCTGGAACATGTTATAAATGTCCAGACAAATTTGTAAGATCTACAGATTTAAATGGAATTAATAGTGATAAAGCATGTATTGCAGGTAATATATTAGGTGATTGTAACGCAGCATATGGTAATGGTAGTATGACCGATAAATTATTTGCAGGTGAAAATTGTGTAACTTGTATTGATCCAACACATAAATACAATCAATTAATAGGTAAATGTGAACTTAATTGCGATAAGTTATATCCAGGTTCTTATTATGATCCTCTGTCAGGTAAATGTGCTAAAGATTTAAAAGTAGTAGGTAATTATTGTCCAAAAGGTGAAAAAGATTTAACTCAAGATATATGTTATTGGTGTGAAGATAATGGTTTAACTGGTTCAAGAACCTTATCTTCTGTTAATGCAACAGATGCATGTAAATTTTGCCCTACCGGACATGTAGAAAGTTTAGGTGAGTGTGTAAAATGTCCAGATGGAGCTAGTTTAAATGTACTTGTTTCTAATAAAGAATGGAATAAATGTACATCAATTAATGGAAAATGTCCACCAGGATATGATGAAGATCTTGTAGGAAATTGTAATACAAAAGCTTTGATTGCAAAACAACAATGTCCTGAAGGATATACTACAAAAGATGGTATTTCTTGTATTAAAAAAGCAACCATTACTAATAAAACATGTCCACCTGGATATATTACAAAAGATGGTATTTCTTGTATTAAAAAAGCAACCGTTACTGATAAAACATGTCCACCTGGTTATACATATAGTAATAATAAATGTATTAAAAAAGCAGATGTTATTGATAAAAAATGTAATCCAGGATTTACTTTAGATGCAGATGGAAATTGTTATTCTGCTGCAAGTAATGTAGATAAAACATGTCCAGCAGGTTTTAACAAGTGGGGTGATGCTTGTGTAAGAGTCAATGAAACGACCAGCTATGCTTATAAAGATTGGGCAGGAGTAGGATTTTGTCCTGATGGTTGGGAGAAAAACGGTAATCCGTGGACTTGGGATGCTCATCCATGTATTAGATGTCCTGCTGGAAGTTGGTCAACACCAGCAGTTGCTGGTTCTCCTGATAAATGTAGATCAAATACAGATGCTTCGTGCCCTCCTGGATATGAAGCTAGTGGAGATGGTAGATGTGTTAAATGTCCATCAGGATCAAATTTTGTATGGAGTGAAGCTTCTAATTCATCAAAAAAATGTTATTATCAAGCACCAGCTTGTCAAGCTCCGTATGAATGGACTAGTGATAAAACAAAATGTATAAAATGTGATAATGGATCTTTTGATACTTTAAAATCGTGGGATGCTTCTGATAAATGCGTAGCAATTCCATCATGTCCAAGTGGAACAGAAGGAACAGTGTATGATCAATCTAAATGTATACAATGTCCTGGATCAAACTTTAACACAGTACAATCAAATATTTACGCTGATGATAAATGTATATCAAGTACAGGACCATCATGTCCAAGTGGAACAGAAGGAACAGTGTATGATCTTACTAAATGTATACAATGTCCTGGATCAAACTTTAACACAGTACAAGGAAATATTTACGCTGATGATAAATGTATATCAAGTACAAGTCCAATTTGTCCAAGTGGATATACTTCAATTTTTGGTACTAATGAATGTTTAAAATGTCCAGATGGAACTTCGTCAAATGTTCTTGTAGGTAGTTATGAATGGAATAAATGTTCATTAAATTCAAAAACTTCAAAAGTATGTCCAGCGCCTTATGTTGCTGATATAATCGGTAAATGTGTAACTAAAGCAGATAATGTAGCACCTATAACATATAAAGAAGCTAATAAAGCTTATACAACAAATACTAACATTAAAAGTGAACCATTATTTAGAAAGACTACAATATTAGATACAAATTTACCAGTCACGAGAGTTAAACAAAGAGCTGTTGATTTTGGTAGTACTCAACAAATAGTAACAACTGCGCCTACAAATGCTACTTTTGTTCCACAAATAGTAAGTTTATTAGGTGTAGGAAAAAACAATTTATTATATACAATGGATCTTTTATCAAGTAAATGGGATGTTGTTTATGATTCAGGATCTGTAATATCAGCAACTACTATTAGCGATGATAGAATATTAGGAGTTGGTTTAGATAATAATTTATATATGAAAAATACATTAACATCAAAATGGGCTTTAAATGATTCTACAATTAAATTATTAAGTATATCAACAATCAAAGATGATAATGTAATAGGTGTTGGAACAGATAATAATTTATACACAAAATCTACCATATTATCACCGTGGGTGAAAGTACCTAATTCAGGAAGTGTTAAATCAGTTTCTGTATATAATGATGGTAAAATCATAGGTGTTGGAAATGATAATAATTTATACACCAGAAACACAGTAACTGATCCATGGGTATTAGTACCTAATTCAGGAAGTGTTATATCAGTTGGAATATACGGTAGTGGAAAAATATTAGGAGTTGGTACTAATAATATTTTATATGCGAGAAATGATTTAACATCTAATTGGGTAGAAGTACCTAATTCAGGACCTATTATATCAGTATCTAACAGAATAATAAAAATAAGTAAAATAGAAAAATATATTGGTATATATTAATTTTTAAATTTACAGATAAATAAATAATATTTCATCATCCATTTATTATTTTCTAAAAAAAAATAATAAATTATTTACAAAAACTCATTTGTGTTGATGGGTTTATTATTCTATTAGTTTCTACTGTTTGTGATGAATAGTTTTTATTTATAAAAAGAATAAGTTGTTCAAGTTGACATTTGTCATTAACATTATTTTTTTTATATTCTTCTGCAATTGCATATAAAATTCGAACAAGAAACGTATAATTAGTTCCTGCTAACAATAACATTACGAATTATAGTAATTCATATTAAATAATATATTTTACTATCAAAATGTTATTGGTGGGTTACCAATCCACTTTTACCTTTTCAGGTTTATCTTCTCTGGTCAGTGTTTAGAAAAGAGAGTTAGCCCTCATGTATGAATAAATTATATTATTCATTTTAAAT